GCTTGTATGTCGTAGGCATTTTCGATTTAAGCCAAGCTTCAAAGTCAGACTGCGATTTAGTTATGTCCATCATGATTTCACCTCTGACATTTGGTATCTTGCTGCGCCAACCTTTTTTATAATTCCAAGCTCATACCCCTCACGAAGTACCCTGCCCGCTCGGATATAATGGGAACTGTCTACTTCATCATCGCCGAAGTATTCAGCAATCTTTTCTGCCACATCAGCGCGACGAAACCTATAGCTGTACTTACCATTATGCTTGAATAACTTTTGAATTCTTGGTTCTGTCATGATTTCCTCGAATTAGCGCCAGTTGGCAGCCTGTTTAGGCTCATTTTCATTAGCAGCAAACCGCCTTGCCGCCTCTTCCTGATCCATGCAAACGAAGTGACCGTTCTTCCAACCCATGTAAAACGTTTTTGGCTGGCCTGACCGGTATTTGCCAACAATGATTTCAGCAATGCCACGCATGTTGCTGTGCTCGTTATAAACCTCGTCTCGGTACGGGAAGATAATCACGTCAGCGTCTTGCTCAATTGACCCTGAGTCTTTCAAGTCAGCCAGTGTGGGCCGCTTATCAACTCGGGTTTCAACGCCTCGGTTTAGCTGTGAGAGAAGAATTACAGGAACTTTATTGCGGAGGCAGAACTGCTTGAGCTTGCGGGTGATCTCACCGATGGCGATATCATTTCGCTCTGCTTTGGGTTTATTTATCAGCCCGAGATAGTCGATAGCCAGAAAACTAAGGCCGCCGTCCATGTTCATGCGTTCGGCGTGGGCGATAGCTTCATCGACCGTGAATGCTCCATCGATAACGTAGTTGTTCTCGTCTATCAGCGTGCCGGTTGCGGCAGTTAGTTTGGTGTATTGCTCCTGAATCATGTTGATCGGGTTGCGCAATACGCCAACAGACAATCCAGCTCGGTCAGCAACATGGCGCTCAACAACCTGCATTTCTGACATTTCCATTGAAACCAGCAACCCTTTCCCCTTCTGCCGGCCGATTGAGTTAGCGATGTTAATTGCCAACTCAGTCTTACCCATGCCTGGTCGCCCAGCGATGATGATCAGGTCAGTACGGTCAAAGCCTCCGTATTCTTCGTCCATCGGTTCAATACCGGTTTTCAGATAGAGTCCAGACTCAGAACCTTGCATTCGTTTTTCCAGCACCTGCATGTAATCGTCCAACATGTCGCCCACTCTGCGGGGGACTTTGTCATTCGTCTCAAACTGCAAGCGAGATACAATCCCTGACACTTCCGCTATGCACTCGTTGATATTGTGAGAGCCAGCACTGCGCAGGATCTCCGCTGCCCTGATGAATTCAGACTCGCCCTTGCGTAGCATCCAACACTGACGAACGCGCTTGGCCCACGCTTTGATATTTGCCGCAGACTTGCACCGCGAGGAAACTGTAAGAACCATTCCCTTGGTTGAATCAGGAACCGCGTCCTGGATAGTAAACGGGTCGATTGGCTCACACTTGCTGAGTAGGGCAACGATCACTTTGTACATGCTGCGTAGGTGGAAGTTCTCAAAGGCATCAGCAGGAAGCTTGCCGGTAATTTCGTGACAATCGATGTGGTCACCCTTGATAATCATCGAACCAATCAACTGCTCTTCGAAGTCGTAACTGTCCATCAGTCGTCTCTCCCTAATATTTCGTCAATCTTCTCTTGCCGCAGTGCGGTTTCGATCCCGTACTTTTTCCCGCTCGGATTGCTGCCCTTGGCCCACTCAGTAGGCTGGTAGCCAAACTCGATATAACCGTTGATCAGGGTGTCAACGTCGCGTGGTGTCCTACCGGTCTCATCGCATTGCTTCAGGTGGGATGCCCACAGGCGCTTCAACCCATTTTCGGTAGTGGTCGTGATACTGAGTATTTTTGGGAGTCCGTGATTTTCGGCTTTGCAGTTCCAAGTGTTCTTGAACCGATCCCTATCGAACTCGGGCATTTTTGTTCGGGGATTGGTTTTTTTAGCTCTTGGGTTTGTACCTGCCTGACGAGGGGTTTTCTTTTTCGATTTCTCAACCTCATCCAAAACCACATCGTGGGTTTGGGTAGTTGTTTTTACTGTCTTTGGAATAATGTCTATGGTGTCCCCCTGTTTTGAGGGATTGCTATCCCCTAAATTGAGGGATTTTTCATCCCCTATTTTGAGGGATTTAACCTCAATTTGAGGGAGCGACCATTCTGATACGTTTTTATTGATGCCAATCATCTGACCGACAGCAGTTAACACGTTCATTTTTATGAGTTGTACTCTGGTTTCACTAACCCGTTTCACCGGCAATTTTGCTATCCCAGATATTTGGGAGTTAGCAATTCTATCGCGTGGCTTATTCCATCCGTAGGTAAGCCGGATCACCGCAAGCAACACCTTGAATTGGCGTTTGGTAAAATCTGCGCCTGCAAGCTCTTCCAGAATCATTGTTGCCAGTCGGGTATACCCATCATCAAGATCGGCCACGCGACACTCCACGACCTCCAGATGAGGCCTGATAGGTGAGACATTGTTGTTATAATCGATAGCGTTACTCATTGGCCTTACCTCGAGTGGCTTTAAGCCCACGAAAAATCTCAGTGAACTTGTGACCGAATATTGGATTGTCCACGCAGACCATGACTAATTCGTCTGGCTTTGCAGAACGCTGCTGAGTAACGTCTCGCTGTTTTGCGTTAGTTTTCTTTCGCATGTATAATTACCTCTGTAATTGGCTTGCATACCTGATTACCGATGCCCTAACAGTTGACGCTGTTGGGGCATTTTCATTTGGGATATTCATGATTAGATGCGCATTGGCATGATGACGACGGTGCCTTTATCGAAGGCGCTATGAAGCTCTACGATGGAAGCATCGGTGTTACCATTTGGTTTGATTTTTATGCCGCAGAATTTAGGGCTATAGAGTTTTGCCGCTTTCTCAATATCAGCTAGATATCCAGCGTTGAATCCTATCTCATCAGTAGGTTTGCTTTTGAAGTTGGAAATAATCCGCTGAATATCAGGGAATCGACCATCAACCACTTCACAAATACCAGCACCTATGCGTGTTCCGTTCTCGTCAAGGTAAGCTACAAGGCCGCTATCAGTGTCAATCTCAGCCTTTTCAAACTTAGTCACCTTGGGGCCTTTAATTGCCACAATGATCGTTTCGGTAAGTTCTTTATTTTCATGCTCACCAATAAATGCACGGTGTCCATCAGTGGCGTATAACTTCCCATCAGGCGCAAAGCAGATCCCGTTTAAGTAGTAGCGAATATCTTTATGAGCCTGAAAAATCATGGCACTTAGAAGTGCGGCTTTACTCAGTGTTAAAATCATTTTTTAACCTCAAAAGTTGATAGTAATTTGTCCAGAATCCCTGCCCTTCTGTTGGGATTTTTGTTTTGTGAGCAACAACGCCACTGACTTAGCCAGCCTTGCCATCTCGTCATCTACTACCCCCCCATTCCAATACAGCCAGAAGCATTGATATCTTCGGAATGAAGCTTTCTTTCCAGCGTGATATCTGTGACTTATCCACGCCTACAGCGTCAGCAATGTCAGTGACGCCTCGTAATGCAATCTTGTTCAGTAGCTGGCTCTCAATGATTCGAGCCTTGTTGCGTGTGGTTGCACGTTCCATTGCGTACTCTTCCCTTGTGGTTTAGATGTTGTTACGTGACAAAGCTGTGAGCTTGTCACTTTTGTTGCCCCAGACTTTCCGGGGTGAGGTCAGTAGTGTTAAAGAGCGGTAGTGCTTAAGCTGCGTTATTAAATTGCTCAAATAGATTTGCTTTATCAGGACGGAATTCAGCGGCTTTTATCTTCCCGTTAGTTGCTCTAACCATAAGCAGCGCACCTTCCACTGAAATTTGCTTATTACCATTAAGCCAATCCGACACTGTTGATTGCGCCTTACCTACAGCTTTAGCTAATGCAGCTTGACTGCCAACAATGGCAATCGCTTTTTCGACTGCTACATGTTTCATAAAATCTCCTTTTCTATTGCTTACTGGATGATTTTAGCTATCGCTTTAGTGAAAAGCAATCGCTTTACCGATTTTGATTAAATATCGCCTTGGCGATAGAATGAATTGAATTTTTTTGTGAGGTTTTTATGGATTTTTCTGAGCGCCTTGAATTGGCGATGAAGGAAGGCGGACATACGCAGGGGTCATTAGCTAAGGCGGTGGGCATGGCTCAGTCCAGCGTCTGGAAGCTAGTATCTGGTGGTGCGAAAGGTTCAAGAAAGATCGTGGATATAGCAAGAGTGCTTGGTGTCAGACCTGAGTGGTTATCTGACGGTTCCGAACCAATGCGCGAAGGCGGTGTAAAACCACACCACCCAGATTCAACAATCCCGCCTGAAAGCGAATGGGGAACGGTTGACGCGTGGGACAGTAAAACACCGCTCCATGATGATGAAGTTGAAATCCCATTTCTTAGGGATATAGAGTTTGCTTGTGGAGATGGGCGAGTGCCGGAAGAAGATTATAACGGGTTTAAAATTCGCTTCTCTAAGGCTACCTTGCGTCGAGTGGGAGCTAATACGGATGGTTCTGGGGTCATCTGCTTCCCGGCTGCTGGTAACAGCATGGAGCCTGTTATACCTGATGGCGCAACCGTTGCGGTCGACACTCAGAATAAAAAGATTGTGGATGGTGAGCTATACGCGATTAATCAGGATGGACTCAAGCGCATTAAGCAGCTCTATCGCCGCCCCGGAGGGAAGGTGACAATCCGCAGCTTCAATCGTGAAGAAAACGATGACGAGGAAGCGCTAGAGAGCGAACTGGAGATAGTTGGGTTTGTTTTCTGGTACTCGGTCATTAGATATCGCAAGTGATCCACGGCTAACCCACTGCTAGCCCATAGAGGGGTTAGATTTAGCTATAGTCACAACATAATAAATCAGAACAAAAAAGCAACTCTTCAGCGTGACCGAGGGCTGCATTTATTTAATGTTTATTGATAA